AAACTTTATCTCTCCGTGCTTGTTCCAAGACGCCTGCAAATGCTTGCAGTGATGAGAGCCTTTTCTGAGCAACTTTCGGTGCTGTCGAAACCTTGATTTTGCGTTTACGGTGCTGCCAACGTAAAACTTGTCGTTGACTAAGTTGATGATTTTATAGATAACCTGTGGCATTGATGGCTTCCGATATATAGCTAAGGAAACCGTAATGTACCTCAGGCGCTTATTGATGTCAACAAGCAAAAAAAAGGGCCCCCGAAGGGGCCCTTAGCCAAGCTAAGTGCTTGATTTTGCTTACGAACCAGACGAGCCGTACATTCCGAGCGGGTCCGAATATCCAAACGAGTACCGCTCTCTCGACTTGTAGCGCACGTTCCCGGTGTCAAAATCACCGTCCATGGAGTTCTGCAAAGGAGTCCGCACGAAGTGCTTCATCCCGTTAGGAACGTCCGTGGTCAGGAACCAAGCGTTCGTGTCCGTCAGGAAGTGGTTAATGGCATATCCTTCGGGGATGGAGCCATTGTTCTTCAGGGCGTTCACGTCGTTGTCGGTTGTGCCAACGCGCAGTTCCGTTTCGAGCAAGCGGGTTGCAACGAACTGGAGTGACGGAGGAACAATCAACTTACGGGGCTTGGCTGCAATCAGAAGACCACGCTCGTCGGTCCAGGCTGCGATTTGAATGACTGCGTTTTCCAACGAAGTTTCGTTCAAGTCAACTTGGGTCGAAGGCGTGTTGGCGTTGTAGCCACCAGACACCAGCGGGTGCTGCGTGCTAAACAGCGAGACTCCATCACCGCCAGTGTAGGCAGAGTTGAAGCCATTGTTCAGAACGGCAGCGGCTTTCACCTGTTTGGTGTAAGCCATGGCACGAGCCAAGCCTTTGGTATAGCGAGCCGACAGCGAATCGTAGAGGTTATCTTCGATTGCTTCTTCGGTCAGGCTAAAGCCAAGAGCGATGGTTTCGTGGTTGTACCGTGCGGTCCATGCTTCCTGTGCATTGTCATAAGCGATGGCTTGGCCTTCGTTTTTGACTGGTGCAGCAGAGAAACCAGACAGCTTGGTCTCTTCTTCAAACGAGCGCTCAGAGGTTTCCGTTTCGTAAATCTCTTTGTGCTCTTCGCCGTAGCGGGCGTACTCAAGACCGAACAGGGCATTAAGACCTGGAAGGAGTTCTTTGAGTAGTTGGGCGCGTGAAATTGCCATTTTAAGTTACTCCTTAGACGCCAGCAGCAATCAGATAGCTGTGGAAACCGAAGTTCCAGCCAACGATTGCTTCAGGATAGCCAACAAACGCCACGCTGCTGCCAGACGTACCGCTCACACTTGCACTAACGGTGATGGTCGAGGTGCTGGTAACAACACCGGTAACCGTCACTTTAGTTCCACCGACAACAACTTCCATACCGGGCTGGATACCGGCGGTAGAAGCGACCGTGAAGGTCGTTGCGCTTGAAGGGCTGCTGGTCAGCGTGGTGCCAACCGTGACTGCCGTTTCAGGAACCAACTGGATAACGCGCAAGCAAGGCGACGTGCCCGAGCCAGTAGCGACCGTTTGAACGATGTTACCGGCGACAGAGCTAGCAACGGTGGGGTTACCAGCCGAGATGCCCATCGTCGAGTTGCCGTTCGTCGTGCTGCCGGTGTTGCCAGCTACGAGGAAAGCGTTCGTTCCAAGGAAGCGCGAACTGAAATAGCCAACCGTCGTGCTGGTGTTGGCTTGCGTGTTGGCAGTGCCTTGAGCCTGTGCCAGAACGCATGCTTTGAACAGCGCGGTGGGGTTGTCCATTACATAGGCAACCATTCCCGACTTGTTGGTATTGGCTGCGTAGTATTGAGCTTGCAGGTTACCAAGGATAGGACTGGTGCCGGGGTACTGGGTACCCAAGAACACACCAACGATTTGACCTGCTGCTGCCGCGGCGGTGCTGTTGGCGTTGTAAGGGGTGATGACTGCATTACCACCAGACAGGCCAACAACGTCACCGTTGAACAGGCTCGTGCCATAGTTTTGTGCAATCGGAATCATCCGGGTGGACCCGGCGAACGGAATACCGCCCATCAGGTTGACCGGCACTAGCCCGTATGGGCCATTGACAATCGGATAAGCCATTTAAGACTCCAAAAAAAATTAACTACCCTTGCCGAAACTAACCGTGCTGCGCCGTTCATTGAACAGTGGCATGCGCGGGTCGCTTTGGCGCATAAGATTGTTGTCTACAGATTCTGTTTGCCTACGAGACATTTCGTCAAAATACTTTGCGCGTTGTTTCATAAACTCTTCAGGAATCTTGCAGAGCAACAGCCCACCAACCTCAATGTTGTCTTTGAAACGACTGTTAGGGTCAATGAGCATTTGAAACTGTGGTTGCTCTTCTAGCTTTACTGGCTCCCAACCTTCCCTGAGTTTTGAGGAAACGTTGCGTGGGTCAGCAGAGTTATTCAGAGAAACCCTAATCCAACGGTATGTGTATCCTGCCTGTTTGTCTGGTTCCGGCAGAAGCTCTGGCGGACGCCAAAACTCAGGACGGGCTTCAACAGAACGGGTTTCAAGATTGCGGGGTGTACGGTCAGCCATTTTATGACTCCAGTTTTAAGACTTCCCGAGCATATTGCTCAGGAGTGATTCCAAGCTTCTTAGCAATGTTGACCTGTGAGGTCTTCAAGGCAATACGCTTAGAGGATGTGCTGCGTGTTGCGGGAGCCACAACCGAGCTTTTGGGAGGTGCCTTTGGAAACTTCTCAGGAAACCTCTGTCGCATTGTTTGGTCAATGCGTTTGTAGTATTCGTCAGAAGCCACGACAACGCCTTCGTCTTTCAGTGCTTCGTGCAAAGCTAGCGCCATGCCCGTCATCACCTTATCCTGACCAAACCATGCATTTTGTTTTTGCCAGCGAACTGCGGTCGGGTCAACCTTTGGCTTCTGTTCCTCTATTGGAACATGGAATTCCTCTTCTTGTAAAGCGGCGGGCTTAAAGTTTTTAACCCTTTCATTGTCATTGGCAATTCTTGTCAATTCCAATTGGGCTTCAAGGATTTTATCTGTATCACCAGATTCATATGCCTCTTTGTATGCCCGCTTTGCACCGTCTAATTCAAGCTCAATTGCCCTTGAAACAGTTGAATGAGTGACCTTTTCATTCTCATTTATCGACGTTTTTAGGCGTTTATTCTCTTCAAATAGACGTTTTGCAAGCGCTGTAGCCTCTTGGTTTTCACGCAAAACACGCTCTTTTTCGCGTCTTTCGTCGTGTGCAAGTCGCTTTAAAGCTACAAGTTTGCCCTTTACCTTGGCTGAATAGTCCTCTAACTCGTCGTTATAGAGGTCTTCTGCCACTTTTTTGGGCAAAGGTTCCCGGTTTTTGTCTTCTTCCGGGGTATCGTCTTCAATTTCTATCTCAAAATCGTCATCTTTTGCCTCTGATTTGGCTTCAGATTCGATTTCATCAGGGAACTTAAACTCTTCTTTCTCGTACTCAGTCATTTTAAAACCCCTTATTTACGTTTCACGCCGCGGGGGTCGTCCACCACAGCCTCAACGGTGTCGTCATTAATCAAACGGAAGTCTTTGCCGTGGATTACCAGCCTAGAACCAGCGTTTGGACGTACTAAAACAAAGTCACCTTGCTTGCACCATGGTCCAGAAGGGAACTTTTTGGGGTCTTTGTATGCATCTGGCCCTAGTGCAACTACAAAAAGCACCGTGGTTAGCATTTCTTCAAAGTGAACAGTTTGCGAGGACTTGATAAGTCCGTTTTCAAACTCCTCTTCAACCTCTGGGACAGCACAAAGAATGTGATATCCGGCGGGTTTTGGGAGTTGTTTGGCTTTGTCTTCGGCGCTTTCAGGTACTTCGCCGTTTTCTGTCGCCAATACAAGTTTAGTCATCAGGTTCCTCAAGTTTTCCAAGTAGGTCTGTTACGTTTAACCGGCAAGTGAGTAGACCTTTAACCTCACCAACCATCCCTTTGTACTCTGCAAAGTCGCGAGCGGAACCATTTCCAATCGCTTCTCGCAGAAGTTCAACTTTGTCGTCTATCTCTTTGATAAGAAGACGTAGATACTTATCAATCATTGCTGACCTTTTCTAAGTCTTGCCTGTTCAATAGCCGTTTGGACACCCAATCTCGTCCGTTCTAGGTCATGGTCATGCTCATTACGAGCTGCTGCCTGTTCCTTTTGCGCTTGGATACGCATTGCATCTGTTTGCGCCTGTTGCATGATGCGTTCGCGTTCAACTTGTAGTTGTTGCGCTTTAAGTTGGGCATCAACTTGGTCTTTTGCCGCTTTCCTTTGAATCTCTTGCCCTTTCTGCTGGATTTCAGCTTGTTGCAT